TTCTGTTGTTCTTGCGAACGCTGAAGTTGTAGCAGACTGTAGGATAGTTAGTGCGAATGGTGATACCACTGCCCAGTTACCTGCGCCTCTACGTGTACGCTGTGCAATCAAGTTACTTGCGCGGTTGATTTGCACTGCTAATGCAGCATGCTCGTCACCTACGAAAGTAGCTGTACCACTTACAGCAGTTTGGTCATAAGTCTGTGCTGCTGCACCACTTAATGTTGTAAGCGAACCAATTACTTCTTGGTCAATCTCAGCAGTGATCTCTTGTGCAAGAGCTGCCATGATTTCTGCTTCAACGTCAATACCGTGCATAGACTGTGCGTCTTGTGCAGCTTCAAACGTCCAGCGAGCTGACAACTTACGTGTCTTAGCTTCTACTGTCTGCTTTAAGATTTGGATTGACATTTTACGTCCAGCTGCGCCTTCTAATGCTGCTGTACTTGCTGCTTTTGCAGTTGCCGCGTCACCTGAGTATGCTTCAGCAATTTTGAATGGGCTTAGAGCTTCTTCGCCTGCTGTTGTACTCGAATTTGCATCCGTTGCATCAGTCATTGTGTCTGAGTAACGTACACGTAGTGTGTGAATTTGACCAACTGGTCCAGTCATTGGTTGTACACCAACTAATTCGTTAGCAATAACTGTTGGCATAACACGACGGATAACTGGTAGGATTACACGGTTAAGTGTAGCTACGTTACCTGCAGATGTTGCGCCTGCTGTTGCACTCTCTGACAAATACTTGCGAGTGTTTTCTAGTGTAGCAGCCATAACAGACTTCTTGTTGCCTTGCAGGCCTTCAAGAAGAGCATTTTTGGTGTCTACCCAGCGTGATTCTAGTAGTTCTGACATCATTATCTCCTTAATTTAATCCAGCAAGACGGCGTATGTCTAAGACATTATTGTTTGAGTCGTCTGCTTTAGTTGTCATTGTTTTTTGTTCCGTACGGTTGCCTGTTACTTCTGTGCCTTCTGTAATTACTGCCTTGCGCTTTGCTGGAGTATTTCCGTCAATAACTGATGGTAAGTACTTGTCAAAAGATTTTTGAAGTCTATCGGTTTGTACTGATTCCAGTAAGTCTGTCATAATCTCACGCTGATCTTTGCCTAATGGCGAAATTAACGAGTTCATAATCTTTTCTCTTTTAGCTGATTCAACTAGACGCTGTTTTTCAACGCTAACTGATTCTGCAAGTGTTTTAGCTTTGCCAGCAAATGCTTTTGCTTCTGCTAGTTGCTTGTCTTTTGTTGCAAGTACACCCATTAGTTTACTAACTTCTGAATTTTCATTCAAGTGTGAAGTTGTATACTCATTTGCAAATGCTTCAAATATTTTACGACCAAAGTCGTTGCTTCGTGCTGCGTCAATATCTTCTTTCAATGCATGGATTTCACCTTTAAGTGATTTACCAACCATTTCAGATACTGCTGTAGCACTTCTTTCGATAAAGTTAGCTTTAACTTTAGCAAAGTGTGTTTTAGCTTCACGTACAAGGCGTACCTTGGTTTCAGCTAAGTCTTTCTTGTCTTCTGCAAATTCTGCAATTTCACCTGCTAGAGACTCAACAACAAACTCTTCAAGCTTGGCATATGATTCAGCCATTGCTTTCTTGTCTGCTCTTAATTCTTTAATTTCGCTTGCTAAGTTCTCAGCAACGAAACCCTTCAGTAGATTTGCATTTTCACGTTGGGCAACAGCATATTTTGCTTTTGCTTCTGCGAGCTGCTTGCGGTCATCCACAAACTCTGCAATCTCTTCAGCAAGACGCTCAGAAAGCATTGAGTCGATAGCTTCAACCATAGTTGACTTATCGTGCTCATACTTTTGTGCAAACTCTTCACGTAACTCAGCAGTTGCCTGCATTTTGTTTTCCTGAATCTTTTGCGTCCAAGCCTCTTCAATTTGATCTCTAATTTCAGTTGAAACAACGTCATTTTCAAATAGAGTTTTTAGTGCATCTATCATTACATTCTCCTGTTTCATTGGAGTTTACTAATCATGTTGATTAGTGATTCCTTAAGATACTTTTGTGCCTTTGTGTCGTGTTTAGTTGCCTGTGCTAGTTCCCATGCCTTCATTCCACCACGTGTATTCATTAAATTTTCATAAATTGCTGTGGGGTATGCACCAGGGGCGCTAGGCTGAGCCACAACGTCCACAGTGATTATTTCAAAGTCAGAGACGGTATTACTGCCGTCTTCTGCTACATTACCGCTACCACGTGACGAGACGCCTAGTTTAACGCCTGCTTCAAGCATCGTTTTAACTAGGTTCCCCATCGGTGTTGGTAAAATCTTCATCTTGCCGTAACCGTTATCACCATCCATCCACGTTTCCGTGATCATATGGCTTACACGATCAATGTTTATATTAAGTCCTTCTGGATGATCAACTTCTCCGAGAACACTGTATCCTCCAGTAATTTGATCATTGAGAGTTTTGACAGCCCTGCCTATTTCATTTACAGGATACACTCGCTGATTAGCATTGCGAACGCCACCTTGGATCATAATACCTTTTAAATAAAGGTCTTTTCCTTCGTTGGCATTCTCAAGTACTATATTAGCTTGGTCGAATGTCAAATGCTCTTGTAGGTTTTTCATCAATCAGTCCTTAACCTTGCTTACTTTGCTCTAGATGATACTTTGTTTAAAGTACTACCTGCGGCTTTGTCAGCAGTTTCGCCAGCGCCTTTCTTTTCTGCGCCATGCCCTGCAGGAACAGTTTTACCTGCCTTTGCAGCCTTGCCACCAGGAACGTTAACGTTACCAGTACCAATGTCCTTTGCACTTGTATCACTTAAAGCATTACCTTTAATTGTACTTCCTGCTCCAACTTCTGGATCGCTTGCTACTGCATTTTTTGCAATGTTAGCACTTGTGCCACCCATATTGTTTGCGCTTGCTACTGTTGACTTTGAGTTTGCACCGTTGTCGCCCATTGTAGCTGATACTTTTTCTACATACTCACGCATTGTTTCGCTTGCTGACTTTTCGCCTTCTTCAACTTCTTCGTCTGCTGCTTCTTCAACTTCTTCGTCTGCTGCTTCTTCAACTTCTTCGTCAGTTGCTTCAAATGCAAATGCTTCTTCTGGCTCTTCTTCGCCTTCAGCATCGTCGTCAGCTTCTTCGCCATCGTCTTTGTCTGCGTCATCACCAGCCATCATTTTTTCAAATTCTGCTTTTAGGTCGTCTAGTGCGTCTTCTAGGTCTTCTACACGATCTTCAACATCGCCTTCTTCACCTTCGTCTTCGTCGCCTTCTTCACCTTCGTCGTCCATGCCTAGATCAGCCATCATATCGTCTGCTGGATCTCCGCCCATGTCGTCGTCTGCTTCTACTTCAAATGTATCTAAGTCAAAGTTTTCTTCAACTTCTTCTGATTCATCTTCGTCTAAGTCTTCGTCAGTTGCTTCATCTACTTCTTCATCAGTTGTTTCTTCAACTTCTTCGTCAGTTGCTTCATCTACTTCTGCTTCGTCTTCTAGTAGTGACTCATAGATATCACGTGATTTTTCAACTACAATCTCGTGAAATAATTCTTCTGCTGCTGCTTTGTCTTCGTTAACAAGCAATTCTAGCATTTGTTCAAATTTATTTTGATTTGACATTTTTAACTCCTATAAATGTTTTTAGTTGCACAGAAGATTACTCCTGTACTGGGCTGTCATAATATATTTACTCTATTAACATAAAAGTACGTAGAAATAGGCTCAAAACAAGCCGTTTAGGAAATATTGAAGGATTTTTTAAATTCTTCAGCTGTAATATGGTCTAAATTGTCTATATTAGAAAATTCTTTTGGTATGAATGCATCTTCTTGCACTACTCTTATATATCTCTTTTTATTAAATTGTTTGCAAGTTGTTAGCGTTTGATTGAGCCAATTTCCATAATAAGTTGCTTTATCAGAACTTTTTTTATAATTTCTGCTGTCTGAATATATGTTATTAATTTTATTATCAAGGCCTTGATAATCAAAACCTAAAATATAAATGTCTTGATAATCTGAATTACTAGCTAACCATAAGGCTGTAGGACCACTACTCCATCCTTTACTAGTATTAAAAAAATTAAATCCATTCATGCCATTATATGCACGATTAGGATTAGTCCAAACTTGATGTTTGTGTTGATACCCGGCTTGATTAATTTCTAAAATCATTTTTGTATCAACTGCAACTAAGTAATCGGGTTCAAACTCTCGGTACAACGCATTGCATCCATAAATAGGTCCAAACTTTTTTAGCTGAGTTATATCAATAGATGTTCGGCTAGTGCCATTGCCTAACACAAATGCTTTTTTTACCAATAGTTATACTCCGCCTGCCTCTGTGTTTGCTGCTATACCATACATTTGCTTTACGAACTCTTGTTCTTTACGCTGTTCTTCTGTATGTAGCTCAGATGCTTTGCGGATTCGATTAATTTGGCTTAGAGTTAACCTTGTTTTACGTGTATCGCCTTTCTTCATTGGCGAATCATCATAGTCTGCCTCGTAGCGTTTATCTTCTACAGGCTCAACAGATTCAGGATCGTGGTAAAATAATTCTCTAAGTATCATATTGTATTTATATCGTTTGCTCAGTTCCTGCTGCTGGTGCACCTAGTTCATCTCCAGTAACTGTTTCTGGGCCTGTTGCATCACCGCCAGCAATTCCATCAGCACCTTCAGGTGCTTCGTCTTCAATTCCGCCTAAGTCAGCACCGATGCCTGCACTACTAATGCCTGCGTCACGCATTTCTGCATTTGCATCGCCCGGAGTAGGTTCTAAGTTTTCTTCGTTCTCTTCTCGCCACAAGCGTTCGTTTTCTGCAATTTCTTCTTCTGACAATCCTAAGAAACGTTGCATAGCAAATCTATTAGATAGATACGGTATAGCTGCCATTTGTGTATATGTTGGTATACGTGCATTATCAATTTCAGCTTGTCTATAGCTTGCAAAGTTCTGTGGTGGTTGGAATTTAAGATCAAACATTGCAGTATCAATGTTTACACCTTTTTCTAACAAGTAACGTTTAAACTCTGTGTCAAACTCTTCAACAATTAAGTTTTGTAGTCTTTCGCAATAAGTATTAAATCTTAGTTCTTGTATGTAGGCTGTGCCGACACGACCATCATTGTATTGGGAAGCAGAATCGTCTGCGCCTGTGGGTAAGTAACTGCTAGGAATACGCAATCCGCGAACCAGTTTGTTAGTAAAGTATCTAAGGTCATCAATCTCTCCTAAGTTAGTACCGCCTGGTAGTGTTTCTACTTTTGAGCCACGCCCTTCAGCAGTTTGTGGGAAGAAGTAATCTTCGTTGATTGACAAAGGATTGTATGAACTGTCTATGACATTAGCACCACCCCCTGTTGACGATGGGATTCGTCTCTGGTGTATTTCCGTCTTAACACGCTCCACAAACTGCATAGCAAGGTGTGATGGCATGTTACCCACATCAACATAGAATACTCTGCGCTCCGGAGCACGTTGTACGCGATATATGATAATTGCGTCTTCTAATAATTCTTTTTGTTTGTATACTTTAAAAATAGTTTCAAGTAGACTGTTACCAAACGGATAGTTGTTGTCTAATCCTTCTGATAAACTTAAATGTACAACATGTTCTGCATCAACAGTAAACTCGCTATCGTCTGTGCTAAAACGTGAGCCGCTTATTCCGCCTGTAGGGCCTAGCATGCCTTTTGCGCCGCCCGCAGAACTAGATGACTGATATTGTCCGCCGCCTGCTGGACTCATATTGCCATTGTTTACATATGGTGTTGTTGCAATGCCATCTTTAAAATTAAAGTTTACATTTTTAATAACATATTGCTCAGGAGTCTTGCCTTCGCTTTCGTTTACAATAATACGTGTTACGTTTGCAGGATCAACATGAAACCATTTTTTAGTTTCTGGATCTCTTAAGAAGAATTGATCTCCCATTTTAAATACATTACGCAGTACTCTAAATATTCTTGTTTCAAACTTCTGAAGTTTATTCCACTGTTGCAAATATTGTCCAATAATATTAATTTCACTATTGGTTGCTTTCTTGCCTCTGTAGTCTACAATGAAAGGAGTATTGTTTTGTTTATTTTTTTGTGTGCAGAATTCAGCAAGAATATCAAGTGCAGCATTAACTTCGCTATCTTGATCCATTGTGTTGTATTGTCCGTAGCGTTCAACTCTGTTTGGCGAACCTACATATACATCAGGCAAGTAACTTGAATAGTTAGAACGTGCCGGACCGGCCATATTACCATTTCCGCGACTTGTAAACGGACTATAACTTCCGTTTTGATTATCACCTGTTGGTACTGGTGTAAAATGTTTTTTCCAACTCATTTAATTTTCCTCATTAGCCGCCTCTGCTAGGGCTTCTAGCAGCTATATTATATCCCATAGCTGCATCGGCAGTATTTCGTTCAACTTTAATATCTAAGTCTCGCATTTCTTGTAATAGTTTTAATACTTCTTGCATAGTACTATTTAACTGTCCTGTGCCTGCATTTGAAGCAGGTGTGGACGATGTTTGAGACATTACCGAACCTGCGTTAGTTCCTGTGCCAGCCGTAAACATGCCATTATTGTCTTTAGAAAGTTCTTTATTTAAATCACCTAATGTATCAACAAGGTCCTGCATAGCTGTATTATAACTGGTTACGCCTGCTGTGTCAAGTCCTGATTTTAAAATATCTAAATTTGATTGTAATCCAGTGATATTTGCAATGCTAGTCATACCAGTTGCAACACTAGTAATATTTTCTCCAGTTAATGCACTAATTCTTTCTAAGCCTGCAATAGTCTTTGAACTAAATTCACCCTTACCTTCAATTTCGTCACCTGTTGGCATGCCTGTAAGCGCAGTTGCAAACGCAGACATTGCGTTTGCATTTGCTACAACAGCAGGTGCATCAATTTCTGCTGCACCAAATTTAGTAATATGATCCCAGGGCATTACATCAGCGCCAGTAAAGAAGCTTCCTATTGCGCCAAATAAGCCGCCGGATTTCTCTGTCTTTATTTCTGGCATACCGTCCATTGCAGTAGCAAATGCGCTTACTGCATTTGCGTTAGCAATAAGTTGGACAGTATTAAATGATCTTTTACCAAACGCTTCCATAGGAGCAAATGGATCTTTGTTGCCACCTAGTAATCCAATGATACCGTCTGTTAATGCAGTAAACACACTAGCTGCAGGCGAAGCAGGAAAATCTTTAACTGCATCTGCATATGCACTTAATGCACCTGCATTTGCAATTATACCAGCAGTATTAAACGTCATTTCTCCAAATGCTCTAATTGGTGCCATTGGATCTTTGTCGCCACCTAGTAATCCTGCAACAGCACCTTTGAATGCACCAAACACATCAGCACTTGGAGAAGCAGGAAAATCTTTAACTGCATCTGCATATGCCGAAACAGCTCCTGCATTTGCAATTATGTTAGCGGTGTTTAATGTCATTTCTCCAAATCGTTTAATCGGAGCCATTGGATCAGTTTCGCCACCTAGTAATCCTGCAATAGCACCCTTGACTGCACTAAACACATCAGCGGCAGGTGACTTAGGGAAGTCTTTAACTGCATCTGCATATGCACTCACTGCAGAAGCATTATCAATAATACTTTGCTCATCAAGTTTTATTTCACCAAAGCGTTTAATTGGTGCCATTGGATCTTTGTCGCCGCCGAGTAGTGCTGATATGCCGCCTTTGAATGCACCTAGTACATCAGCAGCAGGTGATTTTGGAAAGTCTTTAATAGCCATTGCATATGCACTTACTGCAAAAGCATTTGACACAATCTGTGCTGAATTGAGTTTCATTTCTCCAAAGGCTTTAATTGGAGCCATTGGATCTGTTTCACCACCTAGCAGCGATACAATTCCTGATTTAAATGCTCCTAACATCGAAGGAGCAGGACTTGTAGGAAAGTCTTTTATTGCAAATGCGTATGCTGCAACTGCTCCTGCATTTGCAATTATGTTAGCAGTATTAAGAGTCATTTCACCAAAGCGTTTTATTGGTGCCATTGGATCAGTTTCGCCGCCAAGTAATGATACAATTCCTGTTGCAAATGCGCCTAGTATGCTAGGAGAAGGACCTCCATCAAATCCTGCCATTGCTTTGCTGTATGCCATCATTGCTTTGGCATTATTTTCAATTTGTGTAGTGTCTAACTTAGCGTCGGAAAATTCTTTTAATTTTTCTAAAGGTCCTTTGCCAGGAAGTGCGCCGAATATATTTGAAATTACATTACCTGCGCCACCTAGCGCACTTCCTGCGCCAAACACCAACAAGCCTGCACCAATTGCTGCCATTCCTTTACCAGCAGCTATTAATCCAGCACCGTCTAATTCTTCAAAAGACTTCATGCCTTCTGCCATAGTAGGTAATGCTTTGCCTACCATCCATGTTGCACCTGCTACAGCAGCACCTACTCCTAGAATTACAAGACCTAGATTAACGCCGCCGAGTAATACTGCTGGGTTAGCAAATGCTGCAATGCCTTTGGCTAGACCTTTAAGCACGCCGCCAAGGCCTGCTCCAATGCCTTTACCTATGTTTCCAATCCCTTTGCCCAATCCTGCTCCTGCATTGCCGCCGCCCGGTCGACCGCCGCCGCCACTATCGTTGCCGCCTCCTCCAAACAATCCACCAATACCCGACGTAAGTGCATTTTTAACTTTGTTTAAAGCAAATAATCCTACAACAGCTCCTACAATAAGTCCCGACCCAGACCATAATATATCCTTGAGCCAACCACCTACCATTTCTCCAATATTTAAATCGCCAAATAATCCTTTAACATCTTGTTCAAGAACTTTTCCGTCTGAACCAACTTCGTCGCCTTTTTTGCCTCCGAAGATTGCAGTCATAAAATCAAAGTCTTCTACATTTTGTATAAATCCAGTAATTGTGTCTGATAGTGTTTGAATACCTGTTGTAAATGCTTCACTTTTAATAAATGTTTCTAATTTTGCAGCTACATTGCCAAGAGCTGTTTGTATTTTATTTAAAGGACTGTCTGCACCTCCGGTAGTTAACACTGACATTAAACTACCTCTAATATTTCTTAAAGTTTCTTCAAATCCTAAAATGCCAAGATTTTTCTCTCTCTCAGCTTCCATTGCCACTCGTTGTTTTTCAGCTTCTTGTTCATCAATATGGGCCAATCTAGCAAGTTCAGCACTAGCAGACAATGCTTGTCCGTATCCAGAGCCGCTAGCCATTAATGCTTCTGCACCTGCTCCCATAGATTGAGCTTTCGAATCTAATTCATCTCTAACTTTGACTAAGAAATTATTATATTCAGTTGGATCCATATCTTTGATAAGATGTGCTTGATCTCTAAATGTATCCGAAGCAGCCATCATTCCTTGGGCTATTTCACTATTTGCAATACCGTCAGCCATGTCTGTTAGAGCTTCTTTAAATGAAGCTGGTGATTGTGATAAATTAGCTTGGAATGCAATACCTTCTTCTGTGGTCATTCTTGCAATTGCAAGTCGACTACGTTGATCAGCCATACCAGCATTCATTTCGTCACGTATTTGATCTCGACGTTTACCTGTAACTGCTGCTAGTTGGTCAATAGTTTTCATATAGTCAGCAGCACTTTTTGCATTTAGTCTACTATTGCGGCGACCAGTTCCCATTTGTTGTTGATTGTACTCTGCAAAATCAAGTAAACCTTCGTTCAGTTCAGCAGTAGTATACCCCATGTTTATAAGTGATCTTCCTGGGCCATCTCTAAGTTCTTTTGACAATGCTGCAAATGCCATTGCACCTTGTGCGGTAGTTGCACCAAACGCTTTCATTCTTTCTGAGTTACTGGAAACAAGTTCTGTAAATTCACCTAGAGGCATAGAAGCCCTAGCTGCTACGTGTCTAATATCGTTGAGTCCGTTGCCAAAAGTTGCACCGACATTACTAAGTTCTCTAAAACTACTAACATTTTCATCTATTAAACTAACTAACGAAGTTAAATGTCCGCCAACTAACGGAATATGCCTTGTAAAATCACCTAGTTGGGTTCCTCCGTTAGCAAGTTCTCCTGCTAGACTAAGAGCACTTTTACCAACTGCAAAAAGACCAGAAGTAAGACCTGATAGAACAGTTCTAGTTGCTTCTCCCATTGCAGCGCCAAGTGCTTTTGTCTTTTCAGTTGAAGCAGCCGTAGCTTCTTCAAATTCTTCAAGTTCGTCAGTTGCATCTGCACTTGCTTTAGCAAGTCGTTCGACTTCTTTGCTAGCTTTGCTTTTGCCGCCAGCCATCTTTTCCATTGCGTCAAGAAGCTTGGCAAGAGTAACTTCACTAGCTACACCATCACCGCCTACATTACTAATTTCTACTTCATCAACCACTATTCAATTTCCACAGTTATATGCGCACATAAATAAAAGAGATACATATTTACATAATGTATTTATACGGAGACGAACATGGCAGAATTTGACCCTACACAATTTAATAGTAATATTGAACAAAATCCACTAAGAAAATATTTTAGACAACCTAAAATGTATACCCAACTACCGTCTCGAGGTAATTTCTACCCTGATGGTGTGTTAGACATGCCAGAAACAGGTGAACTACCTGTATTTGCTATGACAGCAAAAGACGAATTGATAATTAAAACACCTGACGCTTTACTTAATGGTCAAGCAACTGTTGATGTTATTACAAGTTGTATACCAGCAATTAAACAACCTTGGAAAATGCCAAGCGTTGATCTTGATGCATGCTTAGTTGCAATAAGAATTGCAACCTACGGAGAAAAGTTAGAAATAACAACTAAAGTTCCAAATATCGGTGAAGACAGAATGTTTGAAGTTGATTTACGAAAGATTTTAAATGATTTAGTTACACCCGAATATGAAAATACATTAACTATTAATGATATTAGCGTTGTATTACGACCATTATCTTATAGAGAATTTACTGATAGTAATCTAAAAACATTCGAAGAGCAACGTATCTTTTCATTAGTTAATGACGAATCTATGGATGATTCTATTAAACTAGCCAAGTTTAATACAAGCTTTAAAAAACTTACTGACCTAACAGTTAGCATGATGGGTAAAAGTATTGCTTCATTAACAATTGGAGATACTATTGTTACAAATCAAGAACATATTGCCGAATTCATTGACAACGTTGACAAAGAGTTTTTTAAAGACATTACTGATCATTTAGAACAACAGCGTAAAAAGTTTGCAATTGAACCTATTAAAGTACAAAGTCCAGACGAAGATGTTGCTGCAGGCGCTCCTGAAACTTGGGAAGTTCCGATTACATTTGACCAATCAAATTTTTTCGGATAAGGATCTTAGCGTGGAGCGTACCTGAGATCCTAGAAGAAGTCAAGCATATGGAAAATGGGCAAAAAGAGCTCAAGTCTGAAATATTAAGACTATGCTGGTATATGAGGGGAGCAGTAACACTTGAAGAAGGTTACACGCTATGTAATGAAGATCGATTACTTATTAGCGACATTGTAAAAGATAATTTAGAAACAACTAAAAAATCTCAAATGCCATTCTTTTAGATTAAACTAATTCCAAACAGACTATTAGTGCCTTCTAGTAAGTGTACACGTATTCCTAAATCACTCCAACGTAAATTATTTTCTTTTAACATTTTAGTAATTTCAAAGTAAACGCTTTGTGTTAAGAATCTTTCACCTGCTTTAGCATTTCCAATCCAAGCTTGTTGTTGTTTACTAACATCAACACCTGCTTTAGCAAAAGTCATAATCTTTTGTGCTGCTGCAACTCCACTTTCTTTATCACCTTTTGCTAATTTAGCAAGGTCACTTGCAATAGTAGCT